CGTAGCTATAGTTGTTTTTGTCCTTTCAGCGGCTATTAATTCAGCCATAGCTTTTTTCTGGGCATCTAATGCTGCTCTTTGTAATACAAATTGAGCTGTAGTAGCTATTAACCCTCCTATTAATCGGCCTGTTATTAATCCTGCTATAGCTCCAACCGCTAGTTTAATGTTTTCAAATAACTTTTTAACATTATCTCCATTTGATAAGAATTCTTTTAAAGAAAGCAACATTCCTCGCATTGGACCTTCTAATAAATCACCTACCGCTTCTTTTAAATCTAATATTAATTCATTAAAGTCAGCTTGAATATCTGTTCTTTCCATAGCAGCTGCTAAAGCTGTCTCATCACCAGCTGCTGCTAACAACTGGTTAGCTGCTTCTACTTCTCCTCTAGCTTTTAAATCCTCAACCATTTTAAGTAAATTCTCTCTTTGTTGAGTACCTAATTTATTTAAATTGTCTTGTTGGATTAAAGCATTAGAAAATTCATCAACAGTCATCCCCGCGGCTTGAGCTAATGATTCTTGTTCAAACACAGTTCGACCCATAAAATCATTAATACCACCAACTTCTTTCATTACTAAAGCTTGAGCTTCAGCTGTTTTACCCGCTAAAGCTAATGAACGAGCTTCTTCAAGATTTAATTCTTTACCAGTTAGTAATTCAGCTTCTAACTCATTAGCTATAGATGATTCAAAATCTAATAATTTTTTAGCAGCAGCATTTGATTGTTCAATGCTCATACCTAAACTCTTAGATAAAACTACTGCTTTAGCTATTTGCTCAGTACTATTACCATATTGTAAGCGAAGTTGACCTTGAACTTTAGCAACATCCACTGTAACATCTTTCATGCTTAACATTATACCTTTTTGTTTTGACAAATTGGTAACTTGTTTAGCTATAAGTAATACACCTTCTTTTTGAGACTGGTTATTTACTGCGAATAATGTGCTTAATTTAGCAGCTTCTTCGCCTTGTATTCCCATCTTTTTGGTTAAATTTATTTGACCTTTAACCATCTCATCAGAGAACATACCAGCTGTGCCTATAGAAGCATTTAATTGGTTTTGAGCTTCAACTTGATTTCGGACATTGTAGTAGATATCTCCACTAGTGTCTCGAATTTCTTTCATTCTATCACGTAGTATTTCTGCTCCTTCATAGGTTACACCCATGTTTTTAGAAATATCTACTAACTGTTTATCTACATTTAAGGCCGCTTCATAAGCGAATTTAAAAGCAGCTACTATAAGATTAACAGCATTAGCTGGGTCTAAGAAACTTTTTTTCAAACTTCGACCTACAGATTTACCTCCTTCTTTTATGACATCAAAAGCATTTCCTCCAGCTTCAGCTACTTCTTTCATCTTTTTAGCTGCGCCATCTAAATCCATAAATTTAGCTAATGGGCCTGGTAGTTCTTTGTTTAAGGTTTCTACCGCATTACCCATTATACCGTAAGCATGTATTATTTTTCTTTCTGCTTTTTCCCTTTCTTTTATTTCTTGATTAATTTTTTTAAGTATATCTTTATGTTCATTAAGTATACCTTTTTCTTTAAATCTATATTTAAGTTGATCTTGATTTGATCTAAGTTGATCAGCTGTGGCTTCTTTATTACCTTTTAATATGTTATGGGTGTCTCGAAGAATATCATTGGTTTTTTTAAACCAATTAATTTGTTTTTGAACAGATAGACTTACATCTTGAATGTCCTTAACAAGATCTTTAAAATTTTTAATAACATCTTTGACTTCACCACCTATATCATCAAGGCGTTTCTTAACTTGATTAAGTTCTTTATTTAATTCTCTAACACTTTTTCCAGTGTCATTAAATTCTTCTCCAAGTTTTTTATAAGCTGCTTCTAATTCTTGTACTTTTTGAGCTCTATTATTTGCTGCCATCTATAGGTTGTTTGGATATAAATATTAAAAGAATTAATATTTTGCAGGACCTCGTCCCTTAACAAAATCTTGAGGATTTATAACTGTAGTATTTTGAGAATTAGAAGATTTAGAGTTAGCCTTTTTAGTAGCTTCAGCTTCTTTCTCATAGAAATCTGAGATTTGTTGGTAAGTAAAATTTCTTAACCAAACCGGCATTCTGTAAACTGTTTCCCAGTCATATCCTCCTTTACCATGGAATACTATCTCATGAATTTGAGAAAATAGATTTCTTCGAGAAATAGCTGCTTCCTTAAAACTCAGGGTAAAAAAAGTTGATACCAATTGGGATGCTGACTCTATCTTCACTCCCGTCGGGAAAAAAAGTAAGATCAATATCTGGCTGCGTGTTTTTAATATGATCTCTTAGCGCTTTAGAATCTCGAGCTAAGAGAGCGTTGTCGACAAACTCTCGTATATATTTTTGATCTCGTTCTCCATTAATGGATGTTATCATATATTTTAGTCGAGTTGATAACTCTGGGGTGTGATTTTTATTAATTTTTTTTATACCATCTAATTCAGCTTGAATCTTATTCTCATCACCATGAGTTAATAATTTATACATTATATTAACTTTAGAATGAGGTGCTGTAAACGAAAACTCATTTATTCCTTTAGTGAATGTTTTTTCATCAATAGGTTTATTTTCAATTGATGTTAAATCAACTGTGTATTCTTCTCCACCATAAGTAAATGTGTAGTCTTTACCATATCCTAAAATACGAGCTGCTACCATAATAGCATTTTTATCACCCGCTATAAGATCATTATAATCAATTTTACTTACAATTAAAGATTTCATTAATTCATCCAATACTATACCTTTTTGTATGTAAGAAGCATTAGTTAAAATATCTTCTTCTTTAGCGGTCATATATTTCATTTCAATTTGACCTGATGAAAGTGGATTGTCTGTTGGGTAAACTAAACCTTTTGAAGGTAGATCTATAATTTCTGTTGGTAACTTAATTGGGGTACTCATAATCTAATTTTAATATAACTTTATTGTCGTATATAAATATATAGAAAAAAAAGAAGCTCGCCAAATAGCGAGCTCTTTTTATAAATTTTGTTAGCGATTAGTAGTTTAATACGCAATAATCCATTCCTAAATTCAATGTGATGTTTTGGGCTGCTGTGTCATTATCCCAGTTATATTCACCAAATTCGGCTGATTTAATAAATGCTCCGACAATTACCCACTCACTAACAATATCTCCCACAGGTCCTAATACTTGAATAGAAACTTGTTTCTTATAGAAATCTGAGTAACCATCACGGCCTGTTACTGATTCATGGTGTAAACGAACCCATTCCATTACTGATTGAGCACCTGAAGGGGTGATTGGGTCAAATAATGTCATTGTTAAATCGTTCCACTTTAACTTACCTTTAATTTTACGATAAGTGTTTATATAATTCAACGTTATTTCTTCTTGTGTGAACCCAACTGAACCAACACCTTTAATAATATATGAAGGTATACCGTCAACTATCATTATAAACCTGTTCTGTACTTTAGGTTCAAAGGGGGTGAAAAATATGTCGTTTGTACTTAAAATTGCCATGTTACTTTATTTTATTATAAATATCTATTCTTTTAATTTTTACCCTGGGAATGTTGCTCCTGTTGGTGTAATATTAAATGTTAAGTAAATAAATTCAGCTGTTTTAGTTGGTTGTAAATATATAGCTCCATTTAATTGATTTTGATCAATTGTAACTGCTGTATTGTTACTTTCATCCATCACTACTTGGAAAGCATATAATCCTTGACGAGCTTGAACATCAGCTAAATATGGATTAACTCTTGCTAAGAATGAAGCTCTTGTAGCTAAAGTATTTTGTTCAAATAATAATGTACTAGCTACTTGAGAGATATAACTCTTAACAGCAATTAACAAACGACGAACATTTACACGATCTAAAGCTGAAGCTTGAGTTTGTAATGTTTTCTGACCATATACTACAACTCCTCTACCTGGGAATGTAGCAATTGGATTTACTTTACCTTGGTATAATGTATCTCTATCTGTTTGAGATAATTTGTATTTAGCTCTAATTACTTGACCTAATCCACCACGATTAATACCTGCTGGTGCAAACCATGGTTCAGCAATAGCATCAGTTTTAGCATACACTCCACCTATAACAGTTGAAGCTGGTACCCATACTCTGTCTCCAGTGTCAGGATCAGTAACCATTACCCATGGCCAATATGAAGCAGCATATGAAGTGTCTCTAGATGAAGCAGCTCCAGCAACTGTTGATGTTGAACTCACATCATATGGTACTAAATCTACAACATAAATGTTATCTCCTCTATTTTCAGTGTTACTAATAATAGAAGTAACTTGAGTAGCATTTTCTTGGCTTGATAAACCAGGTGTTAACAATACATTAAATCTATAATCATCAGTATTAGCTAATAAATTAATCATATTGGTATAATCTGTTCCTACTACACCTTGAGTGTTTGGAGTTCCAGTTATGATTTGATCATAGAATTTAGCATTAGCAGCTATAGTTCCTTGAGCATTACCAAATGATCCACTAGAAACAACTGGGATAGATGATGTATATTGAGCTTTAGCTACACCATTATTATCAAAATAATTTGGTGTAGGGTATAATACTGAGCTTACTCTAATATATCTTGAGCGATTTGGATTTTCACCTGTTAATAATACTTGGTTAGTAGCTGAGTCGTAAGCTTGAACTTGATCTCCAATTACTTTAGATACATAGTTTGGAGCTAATGGGTCTAATGATAAGTTAGTCCATGTTTCTAATATTTGCTTAGAAATATTATTATCATTACCTTTTCTAACTATTAATGAGAATGTACCTGAAGAAGTATTAGCTGAAACTATTTCCCATCTAATGTTGTCATTAGATCCACTAGCTAAAGCTCCATTTGAGTCTTGAGAGCTAGTGCTATTCATTATAATACCTTTAGAAAGTGTTTCTAACACTAAAGCATTACTTCCTATTCCATTAACACCTCCACCTAAAGTAGCTTGAGTTGAGAATGAAGCACCTGATCCAGTTTGGAAAACATATCCATTATAAGCTGAACTTGATACTGATCCAGATAATATTAATGTAGTTGTACTATTTGTTGCTGTTACACCTAAAGCAGTAACACTTGAGATTTTAGCGGCTAAGTTAGCTACAGTTGTTGCTAAAGCACCACTAGCAAAGAAATATAATTTACCATCAGCATCATCTTGATAATTACCAGAAGCTGTAGGTAAGAATCTATATGTGTTTGAGCTATTATCTACAACTCTAAACTCAATA